AATTCATGAATTTACCGAAGGACAATCAGTTGTCATCGCAGGATGCGGATCACCTTACAACGGAACACGAACAGTCTTGGCAGATAATCTTGGACAATATACCTTTTCAGCATCGATCACTAATGCCGATATACTCGAGGTTAATGTCATCCCATCCGGAACTGCTACCCTTTCTGGCGCATCAACTTATGTTGGAGTCCAACCTGTTCGGTCAGCAATCTTTGCCGTTTCAGTCGAAATTTTCCAATCAAGAATTGCAGCCGGAGGACAAATTGAAGGAGTAGATTTCACAGCAACTCCTTTTAGAATGGGAAGATCTCTTTTCAACAGATGCGTGGGATTATTAGGCCCTTATATTGATGTGGAAAGTATGGCTCAATAATGCCAAGCACTATCCTTTCATCAATTCGAACACCGCTTGCAACTGCATTAGCAACTGTTGCTGGCAATGTTTATGATTCAGTTCCAGAATCGGTTTATCCACCAGCCGTCGTTATTGTTCCAGATTCACCTTACCTTGAATTAGAAACAATTAACAAATCTACAATTCACACCAAAATTAATTTTACAATCTCAGTTGCAGTTGCTTACAATAGTAATCCTGCATCACTCGACAATATCGAGCAATTAATCATGAGCGTTCTCGCAGTTATTCCGGTTGGATATATTGTGAGTTCGGTTGAAAGACCGACAGTCAGTCAAGTTGGGGCTAGCACTCTGCTGATTTCTGACATTCGAGTATCTACCTATTACACACAAACAGCATAAGGAGAAAACATGGCAACCACAGTAATAACCGGTCGTGATGTTGGTTTATCTTTCACAGGTGGAACAGATATTCAAGCACAGGCGACTAACGCAGTTCTAACAAAAGTTAATGATCGTCAGGTTTATCAGACAATGGAAGGCGAGGCATACAAGACAGTTAATGTATCCGGAACATTCCAATTGGATATGTTGGCTGATTGGGGCAAGGCAAATTCAGTTTGTGAGGCTTTATGGGCTGCTGCTGAAAGCGCACCAGATACAGATATCAGCATGACACTCACAGCTGCATCAGGAGCGCAATTTGTGTTCCCAGTAAAGCCAGAGTTTCCAACTGCTGGTGGTTCAGGTGTTGATGCTCAGACAGTATCATTCACATTCACAGTATCTAAAGGCGCAGTAGTAGAATCCTTTAGTTAAAAAATAAAACGGGAGCAAAATGAAACTACCAATCACAATTGAATATAACTCAGGTGAGCAAGCAACTTACATTGCCCAACCACCTGAGTGGGCAAAATGGGAAAAGCAGACAGGAAATACCATTGGTCAAGCATCTGACAAGTTGGGTATTTGGGATCTTATGTTTTTGGCTTATCATGCTCATAAGCGTGAAGTTGCCGGAAGCAAACCAATCAAACCAATGGATATTTGGATGGAAACAGTAGCCGATGTCATTGTCGGTGATGCAAACCCAAAAGCCATCAAGCAGGAAGCCTAAATAGATTATTGGTTGAGTTGGCAATTGCCACTCATATACCAATGAGCGAATGGGTTGAAGCAGAGGATATTTTAACAGCGATCGAGATATTGGAGAAAAGAAATGGCAGTTAGCACCGAGCCTTCAATTTTCTTTTCTAAGCGAGAGTTAAATCAAATATCTAGAGTCTTTCGCAAAATGGATGATACCGCCAAAGATGAAGCTAAAAGAAAAATTCAAGAATTAGTTGGCAAACAATTATCTGCAATTAGAGCAATTGCTGCCGGCAGGGGAAAAGTAGCGCAAAGAGTTGCTGATGGTGGACAAATTAAAAAGTCATCATTGCAAGGTGAATTGAAATTTGGTTTTGCTTCCCAAAGATTTTCAGGCGGTGCAACAACTCAATTTAACAATCGAAACGATGCAAAAGGCAATCGTAAAGGTATTGGCGCAGGTGCAGAGTTTGGATCTAGCACTTATCCGCAATTTCCAAGATGGTCAGGGCCGATGCCTAAAGGGCCGGGTTCAAGAGGTTGGTTTATATATCCAGCAATTAGAGCATCTCAACCAGAAATTATAAAAGAATTTGAAGGCATTATTTCTGACATTGTAAAGGAGTGGTCAAGTGGCGGCGAATAGTAATAGAGCTTTAACCCTTTCAATCGTTGCAGACATTGACAACCTTCAAAAAGGTCTAGCAAAAGCAGATAATGAGATTCAAGGCTTTGGTCAAAAGGTTGGAGAATTCGGCAAAAAGGTCGCTGCTGCATTTGCTATAGCTGCTGCTGCTGCCGTTGCGTATGCTGGCAAATTAGCCGTTGATGGGGTCAAATCAGCGATTGAGGATGAACAGGCACAGTTAAGGTTGGCTGCTGCTCTACGCACCGCCACAGGGGCTACTGATGCCCAAATTAAGGCTACTGAGGAATATATCCGATCAACCCAATTAGCGACAGGCATAACCGATAATGATTTAAGAGCATCATTCCAGAGATTGTCAGTATCAACAAAAGATGCGACTAAATCTCAACAATTATTAACACTTGCAATTGATATTTCAAAAGGATCTGGTAAAGATCTCAATTCAGTAGTTGAAGCATTATCTAAGGCTTATGAAGGACAAGATACAAGATTAATAAGACTTGGCATTGGTATAACTCAAGCCGATGCTAAAGCAATGGACTTTACCGAAACTACAAAAGCATTAAGCAATCTTTATGGTGGCGCAGCAGCTGCAAATGCTGAAACATTCCAAGGCAGAATTGATCGATTGAAGCAAGCATTTGAGGAAGCCAAAGAGGAAATTGGTTATCGCTTACTTCCATTTATTGAGCGATTTGTCGATCTCATTATTAATCAGGTTGTTCCTAGGCTACAAGAATTTGCCACATATTTCGATCCAATCAAGCAAGCCATTAAAGACAACCAAGCAGCTTTTGATGCTTTTGCCACATTTATCACACAAATTGTTGTTCCAGTTTTAGTTAATACTTTAGGTGCTGCATTAAAAACTGTTGGAATTATCGCAGGTGGCGTTGTTGATATTATTGGCAAAGTTATATCTGCAATACAAACATCCGTTGATGTTGCTATTGCTGCGATTAATGCTTTAATTGCTCGATATAATGCAATTCCAATTTTGCCAAACATTAGCCCAATAGGCGCATCAACTGCTGTTGGAACTCCATTTGGTCAAGCAGCTTCTGTGGTGGCTAATGCTCAACCTGCTACCGCTGCTCAATTAGCAGCAGGTGCTGCAAGGGCTGGCACGACAGTTAATAACATTACTGTTCAAGCCGTTGATAGTGAAGGTGCTGCAAGAGCAGTTGCAAAGGTATTAAATAACAGCGCATCAAGATCAGTTCCACAGCTGTATAACTCAGGCATCAAGGGCGGATAATGACTGTATTTACTCCCGATTGGAAACTGACAATCAATGCGGTGGAATACACAAATGTTGCAATATCTGACATAGCCCATCAGGCTGGTCGTGAGGATATTTATTCTCAACCCAATCCATCTTATATGCAAATTGAATTGGTTGCCTTAAACAATGAAAACTATAATTTACAAGTCAATGATGGAATAACCCTTCAAGTTAAAGACAGCACAGACACCTATCGAACTTTGTTCGGTGGCAACATTACAGACATCACAACTGAGGTTGCAACTGCCAGCAGTATTGCTGAAACCTTTACTTACACAATCCTTGCTTTAGGTTCATTGGCTAAACTGCCAAAAGTAATTTATAACGGAACATTGGCTCGAGATGATGACGGCGATCAAATCTATGAATTGCTTTCAGAACTATTCTTAAACAATTGGAATGAAGTGCCAGCAGCTGAAACTTGGTCAGGCTATGATGCAACAACTACTTGGGCAAATGCAGAAAACATTGGACTTGGAGAAATTGATCGTCCTGGTGTTTATGAACTTGAAAATCGCACCGCTGATCCTGATACCACTTACAACATTGCAAGCCTTATTGCTAACAGCGCACTTGGTGTTTTATATGAGGATAATGAGGGGCGCATCTCTTATGCTGACACAACTCACAGACAGAATTATCTTGCCAATAATGGATACACAGAGATTTCAGCAAACACCGCTATTGGAGCAGGATTAAAGGTTTTGACCAGAGGTGCAGATGTCCGCAATGAGATTTTCATTAATTACGGCAACAACTATGGATCACAGAAAAGCGCAATTGATCTAACAAGTATTGCGACCTTTGGTTATCGAGGTGAAACCTTAAACACAGTTCTCCATGATGCTGCTGATGCTCAAGCTGTGGCAAACCGCTTTATCTCACTTAGATCCTATCCAAGAGCGTTATTCGACAGCATTACATTCCCATTGACTAACTCAGCCATTGATGATGCTGACAGAGATGCCTTGCTTCAAATCTTTGTAGGTCAGCCAATGCGTATAACAGACTTGCCTGTTCAAATAGCCCCAACTCAACAATTTGAGGGTTATGTTGAAGGTTGGCGTTGGAGCACTAGGTTCAACGAATTATTCTTAACCATAAATCTAAGCCCGATTGAATTTTCTCAAGTAGCACTTGCTTGGGATCAAGTATCAGCCTTAGAGGCTTGGAACACTTTATCCGCTATACTAACATGGGAAAACGCGATTGGAGCAGTAGCCTAATATGGCAAACACAACGAATTATAATTGGGAAACACCAGATGACACCGATCTGGTCAAGGATGGCGCAGCTGCTATTCGCACGCTTGGTTCATCTATTGATACAACAACAAAAGCCTTAAATCCATCAACAACACTTGGCGATATTGAATATCGTTCAGCAACAGCAAATACAAACACAAGACTTGGAATTGGAACAACTGGACAAGTTTTAACAGTTGCCGGAGGAGTGCCAACTTGGGCAACTTCCGATGATGCTAATGCAATTCAAAATGCAATTGTTGATGCAAAAGGAGATCTAATCGCAGCATCTGCTGCGGATACACCTGCTAGATTAGCAGTTGGTGCAAATGGAACTGTTTTAACTGCCGATAGTGCAGAAGCAACGGGATTGAAATGGGCAGCACCTGCTGCTGGTGGTGGTGGCAAAGTGTTGCAAGTTGTTCAAGCCACTACGGATACATATGCACTTACTGGTTCATCAACACTATCTGCAACAGCAATAACTGCAACAATTACTCCAACACTTAACACTTCAAAAGTTTTAATTTTAATTACAGTTGCCGATTGTGGCACTTCTAATCAATCCGCAGGATTGGGTTTAATGATTAGGCGCGGCACTTCAACAAATTTATTGCGAATTGCAAGTTTTTCAGGTTCAGAACCAAGTGGATCGGGTGCAAGAAACATTGGAACTGTGTCGGGAAATTATTTGGATAGCCCAGCAACAACAAGTGCGACAACATACAATGTCTATTTCCAAAACTTGTCGGCTGCTGGTGATGCTTATATCAATGACTATTATAATTCATCAAATAAACCTTTTTCGACAATTACTTTAATGGAAATCGGGGCATAATATGGCAAAAATTAATGAAGTGTTGGGAATGTTAATACCTGAAGGTGGTTATGTTTGTATTGGTGAAGATTACGAAGGCATAAAATTTTTAGAGTGTGAGCCAATTACGAAAGCCGAGTTTATAGCAGGGTTTGCACAATATGATGCTTGGAGGGCTGAGCAAGATAATGCAAAGACAGCAGCCAAAGAGGCAGCACAGGCAAAACTTGCAGCACTTGGTTTAACTGTTGAGGACTTGTCGGCTTTAGGCTTGTAATGAAGCCTTACCTATCTAAAGCAGCTGTTCAATTACGGGAGCAAATTGATGATTGCTTCCCAGAGCGTCTGCGTAAATCTGATGGGTGGATTGGTGATGCTAGACATAGCACCCGAAAGAGCGACCACAATCCGGATGCAACAGGATGCGTGCGAGCAATTGATATTGACGCTCGGCTTTCTGACGACAAAGGGCTTTCAGCATATTTGGCAGATCAAATTCGATCATATGGGAAAACCAATGGTCGCATCAGTTATGTAATTCATCAGAGCCGTATTGCATCCCCATTACTCGGATGGCGCTGGAGATCATACAAAGGAAATCCACACTCGCATCATATCCATGTAAGTTTCAAAAAAGATCAAGATAACAATTCAGAGTTCTTTAACATCCCATTACTAGGAGGCAACGCATGAAACTATCTAACAAACACAAGGCTGCAATTAAGTCATATTTAAGAGCCGTTGCTGCTTCCGGCATTACTGTTGCACTTGCTATTGCTGGAGATTTAAGACCTGAATATGCTGTTTTACTTGGTGCTTTTGTTGCACCTATTATCAAATGGTTAGATCCAAAAGAGGGAGCATTTGGAATTGGCAACTCCGAAAAATGACACCGGCAGAATGGGCTGGCTTTGCCGCTGGCATAACCGCCGTATTAATCGGTTTCTTCACGGGTCTGCGTTATCTTATTAAAGGATGGCTTTGGACTTTAACTCCTAATGGTGGTGCATCACTTGCTGATAGATTAGCGAGAATTGAAACACGCCAAGAGGAAATCCTAAGAATACTATCTAAGTAGAGTTAGCCTTATCACATGGCGAACACACGAAAACCTATCAAACGCAAAAAGATTAATCGTCGAGTCGTTCGCCAAACTCCTGAGCCATTAACAAAAATTGATCAACATTACATGGCTTTGCATGAATGCTATAAAGCAGCTCGTAAAGCAGGATTTACTCCAGAACACGCATTCTGGCTAATGACCGAGCATAAGACTTTTCCCGATTGGATCGTAGGCGATGGCGGGATTATTCCTTCCATAGATCCAACTGACAATGAGGATGACGATTAAGCGATACTTAGTAATAAGTGATTTGCAGATTCCATACCACCATGAAGCAGCTGTAAAGAATGTCATTAAACTTGCAAGGCGTGAAAGATTTGACAGCGTTCTATGTGTTGGCGATGAGATTGACTTTCAAACCATTAGCCGATGGGCTGAGAAAACACCTTTGGCTTATCAACAAACTTTGGATGATGACCGCACAGCTACTCAAGAGATTCTTTGGGCTCTCACAGAACACAGCCGAGAGGCTCATATTATCCGCAGTAATCATACTGATCGCCTATATAACACTTTATTAAAAGTTCCGGGAATGATCTCACTTCCCGAATTGCAATATGCCAAGTTTATGGATTTTGATTCTATGGGCATTACATTCCATAAGACATTCTTTGAATTTGAAAAGGGCTGGATCTTGGCTCATGGCGATGAAGGCAACATGAATCCTAACGCTGGACAGACTGCCCTAAATCTTGCCAAAAAGGCTGGTAAGAGCGTGGTTTGTGGTCATACCCATAGACTAGGTATGTCAGCCTACTCAGAGGGGCTCTACGGGGCTTAC